AAGTTATCTGAGCAATTCCTCCATCTATTAACTCATATCCACCAAGACGCGAGAATGTACTTCCATCTAAAAAGGTTTGAAACACTCCTCCTTGAGATAAATCAAAACCAAGGTTATTTTGTACAGAGTTATATAATTCATGAAGAGGGTTCCTTGCCATATCTAGAATATCATTTAGTCCTGTATTTAAAAGTGCATCAGAACCTTGGGTTGCAATAGTTTCCATAAATTGACTAACATTCAAGTTTCCGTCTGTTCCTATAGCAGCAACTGCTTCCTGAAAACCAGCATCTCCCACATTTAAATTGATAGCGTTTGTAGATGTTAACCCTGTTGCATCTGTTGTAGTTACCGAAACGTTAATAGTTCTAATATTTCCATCAGCATCTCTTACTATCAGAGAATCAATGTCATCCGCAGGATTTTTTAAATTAGGAAATAAGTATTCAACCCCTTCTTCTATAGCATCACCTAGTGGTCCAAGTGCTTCACCACCAGCGCGTATTATGTTATCAAGTTTTTTACCGAACTCAGCATAAAATGCTTTTGTTTTTTTAACCCAACCACCAAAGGTTTCTCTTGCTGCGGCAATTAATGTTTCTCCAAATACACCTTCAGCAAATTCTTTTATTACTGTTCCTGCCCCTGAGGCAATGTTTGAAAGAGTATCTTCTCCAAATTGAATAACATCATCAACAACTTGGTCCACCGCATTAACTGTTCTTGATAATAAATTTCCGTTTTCGCCAGCAGTCAAAGCAGAAAAGTTTCCTACAAATCCTGCTACACCTACAAGTTTAAATGCTTTACTCAACCATCCTCCTGCAGGTGCTCCTAATACATCTGGTAGTGAGTCTAAAAAATTAGCAATCGCTTCTCGGTCTGCGTTTATCTCACTTTCTAATTCGTCTTGCATAGATGTTAAAGCGATAGGGATAGATGTACCTATTGCTTTTATAGGTGATTGTGCTATACCTTCACCAGACAACCCTGCCGCACCCTGTAACTGAATTAATCCATGCGATTGTTCGGTATTACCTCTTGCTACAACTTGTCCATCTTCAAATTCTACACCATCAACCTTTTTATTTTTACCGAGAATAGAAGTATTAGCAAGAGTATATTTTTCAACTGCTGAAATAAGATTTTTATCTTTATTACTAAGAGTATCTAAGTTATAGGTTCGAGTAGTTAAACTAACTTCAGAAGAACCTCCTTCAAATTCTAATAGTTGTGGGTCATTTTCACTATAAACTAAAGGAACATCTGCGTTTCCTCCTAATGAGTCAATAACAACTACAGGTTCTGGAACAACAAACTTTGCCCTCATATTGTTTAGGTCTGTGTTAATTTTATCAAGTTTACTCATTGTTTATAATTTCCAGTTTTTTGATTTGTTAATTTACTTAAAGTAACAAAGTCTTTCTTGAGATAGTATTTGGCAAAGGTTAAGTAAGAACCCTTTTTTCCTTTATATTTATCTGTTTGTACTAAACGTATTTTGGCGGACCTGAATGAGGTGTTTAGTTCATACTCAACAAACTCTAGTTGAGTGTCGAAGTTTTTCCAAGTATTAGAAAATGCTTTTAGATTACTTAATCTTACTTCGCCCCACTCTGCTAAACCAAATAAACCTGATTTCTCATCAGAACCTCTAAACCCAGAAATCATTTCTAGTTGTTTAAAGTTCTCTGTAATGCCGATTGCCTGAGGAAACGAATATCCTACGTTAAGAAAAAACTGTAAACAATACTCGGCACGTGCCTCTTTTGCTTTCTTAACTGCATTTTGACCATTAGGTGCGCCACCTCCACCTGAAGTAACTTTTGAAAGAGGGTATATGTTAAATATATTTTTTAACTTACTCGCAAGGATTACGTTTTTGTTTGTTGTAAGAGCAAGGGTTTGCTCTTGTATTTCTGAAGGACTTTCTATTCTTGGAAGTGAACCTAGTACAATAGGTGTCTGCGAACTCTTTCCGTCCATAAAGAAACCAAACACTAATGCGCTCGGTAATATCTTTGGCATCTTACCTATACCTGATACACCACCCTCAGTTGTAGGAACAACACATTGCGCCCAAGGTAATGCGTACTCAGGAATATCTAATGTCGATTCACTATGTAATCCGTGTATGCGTATCTTTACTCTTCCCTCATATCCCGCTGGGGGTGTTGCATTAACAACAGTAGCAATAAACCATCTGCTTTCATCACCGTAATATTCTGAAGGAATAGGTCGCATATCTTATTTAACTTTTCTTTTTGATTCTAACTTAACAACATCCAGAACGCAGTTATGTGTCTCAGCAGTAAATATATGTCTTAAGTTATATATAAGGTGATCACCTGAATATCTTGGAGATAGAGGACTTTCTCCTGCTGCTGGTGCTTCCATATCATCACCTAATATAGCAAGGTCAATAATATCTCCTACGGATATTCCTGTAGTAAGTAACGATGCTCCTTCAACAACAACAGTAAGAGGGTTCTTATGTAACGCCATAAATAAAGCACGAGACTGCATCTTTAGTTTAAATTTACTCTCATCAGTTTCGTCGTGATAACTTTTCAAAGCACCATAGGTTCCTGATGATGTAATTGTATGATATTCTCTTGGGGTATAGTCGTCAATCTGTACGTCATTTATTTTTAACTCAGTATCAAATATATTTTGTACGAGACCGCCACCTTTTTGAATAATCTTATTTTGGTCTAGGTTTAAAAGTTGACTGCTAAGTAAATGCCTTGTCTTAGACACTTCACCCGTATTTAAGTTTGTGTTTGAATAACTACTTGCTATCGCTCCTTGTTCTAGTAATGCTAATGTATTAGAAGAACTTCCTATATCTATTTTTTTTATGGAATATGTCTGTAGAGTGGGGTCTGATTCTGCTTCAGCGCCCACTGTAGAAGGTGAAAACTTATATGGTATTTTATTAAAGGCAGGTTGCACTAACATAGTGTCTAAGTTACCAAGTCTTATAATTGTACCCGTTTTCTTATCTTCATCATTACCTGAAGATGTTTTGTTTGTTACGTCACCTCTTAAGTCTGGAATAACAAGAGTAGCATAAACAAAGTAAGGTGAACCAAGTGGTGTTGTTATTCTACTCGCTAACCATTTAATTGCATCAATCGCTGTTAGGTTAGGAATAATACAAGTAATATCTTGTTGCGCACTTAGTTCATCAGATGAGGTTTTTGCTCCTGTATATCCGATATCAACTCTTCTACCAAGTTCGTTTTGGAGTATACTTTTTATAATTCTTTCGAGACTTCCTGTATATGATTTACTTATCTTTGTTATTCTACCTAAAAATCCATGTTCATCAATAAGGTCAAAAACAAAAACAGAAGCACTAGCGGATTCATTTGCTTTCTTTTGTCTATCAATACCAATCATATAAAATCTTTTATTCAATACCGCAGTAGTATTATCCGTGTCTGAAGCACCAATTTCTAATTCTAATATTTCTGTTCCTTGAAACTCTATTGCTTCGAAAAGACCTTGGTCATCAGATATAGCACACTTACCTGTAAGATAGGGAGTATTAAGGGATTCAAAAATATTAAGTTCTGCTAAGTTCCTTGTTATGTCAATCTCTTTATCAAGTCTGTCCGCAGTGATAATTGCGCGTTTAATAACGAACTGAGGTTTAGCATTATTTTTATTGGTTTCAGGCATCTATAATCTTTGATTCATAAGTTTCTTAAATTCACTTACTATGCTTTGTATCTGACTTGGTTTAACAATAACGATTTGTTTTAGTTCGTCATTTTTTGTTTCAATTCTATCACGATACGTAACAGGTATCCAAGAAGAAGGTACAGTATCAAATGGTTGAGGATAAGAACCTAACGTAAAATCTTGCGTTACTCCTTGATCATCTTCATAATGATGTACTGAATTATATTGTTCTGATTCACGAACTATAACAGCAGAATGTGGTTCTCCGTCAATGTCATCATAAGATATATCTTCACCAACAACATAACCCTGAGTATTTGGAGTTGTTCCTGTATCAATAATAAGTTGACCTAACTCTGGTATCTTACGAATGATAGTTCCTTGAAGAAGATTTGAACTAGTAACTTTTTGACCAACAGGAAATAATTCGAAAGAACCATTATCGGTTGATATATCTTCGGTTGTTGTTACTGTCCTATAGGGATAACGTTGCTTTATTTCTTCAAGTAAATCATAACTAGGTATTGGCCAAGACGACTCCCTAATATGCTCATTTAATAAAAAGAACGTCCAGTAGTATTGTGTTGTTCCATATAGTTTATAAGATAAAGTGTCTGCTCTTTCTCCTGATATAATAGTATATAAGTTATAGAAAGCAGCATTATCTAAAGTGTCATCTAATATAGAAACATATTGCGATAACTTATTAAAAGATACAGGACTTTCATTGTCTCCAAATCTATATAGAACGTTATCAAAACTATTAAAATAAGATGTAGTCATATTAGTAACCTTCCCTTATATCTTTTTGGTCTAACTGTCTTGACTCTTGGAAAGTTAAAGTCAAATCAACCTCAAAAGGTTTTGGTTTACTTCCGTCATTATGAATATGAAAAGACTGCTGTGTACCATTGTATGTGGCATTAACCGATTTTAAATATGCTGGTTTTATTTTATTAAATATCTCTCTTGATTTTGATTCAGTATCATCTCTGTGCATCATCTTTATCATAAATCTAGGTGGGAATTGATATCCCATAGAAACACCTAAAAGTTTTATTGTATTAGGATACATATTAATTCGTAACCATTTAATCATACCTTCAATCTGTTCTGCTTCATATTTAGAAGAAGCAATAAGTTTAAACTGAAATGTAAATTCTCTGAAAGAAACTCCTTTAAAAAGTACACGCGCATTAGGGTTTGTTGTAACACGACTTACTGAATCCGCTGCTTTCTGAAGGTCTCCTGCCATTGCAAAATCACTAGGGAGTTTCTTTAGTGCCATTTGAGTTATAAGACTACTTGCGTTATCTTTTGTATCACCTCTACCCTTTAAAAAATCAACTAGTGTCGCTGCTCCTTGCTTCACCGCATCAATTGCTGTACCCGCAACACTACTTCCAGAAGAAAGTCCTCTTTCCATCAATGCACCCATTGCCCCTAATTCTGCATTTTCATAATTAGCACCATCAGGAAAAACAATAGATAAGGGAAGATATAATAATGCTCTTTCTCCAGTACCAACTAATGCCTGTTCTTCAAAATCTGTATTTGATTCCACTAACCTTCCTATAACTTTTACACCTGCATCAACAGCAGCACGTGCTACTACTTGACCATCAACCCTAGCACCTTCTGCTCCTTGATTTGCTACATTGTCTGCAGCATTCACTACAGCGTTTTTAATACCTGATGTAAACTCGCCAATGAGATTTCCTCCACCCTCTAAATCTTTTTTAATTTCACTAGGAAGATTATTTCTAAACAACGAACCTAATGTTACAGGAGTTTCTATATATGTTTCAAAGTGAATATAACTCTTTTGACTCCTTGATTGTAAATCTTCAGGATATCTAAAATTATTATCTGGGGTGTCTTCAGAATTATATTCTGGTAAATTCTTTTTTAACGCCATCTTTTATTTCTCTACTAAATAGTTTTATATTCGTCAAGTCTATTTATAAGGTTTTTATGGCATATTCTGGAAGATATTCAGTAAAAAATCCATCTAAATATGAAGGTGACCCAACTAAGGTTATCTATAGGTCATTATGGGAACGACATGCCTTTAAATGGTGCGACGACAACCCTAATATAATCAAGTGGTCATCCGAAGAAGTTGTTATACCATATCTATATGAAGTAGATAAGAAGTACCACCGATACTTTATGGACTTGAAACTTAAGACCAAACAGGGTAAGACGTTCCTTGTAGAGATAAAACCTGATGGACAAACTAGACCTCCCAAGGGTGGACGCAGAACAAAGAGATACCTCAACGAGAGTTTGACTTATATTAAGAACGTGAACAAATGGGAAGCGGCAGAAGAATATGCCAAGGACAGGGGTTGGGAGTTTGTGATATGGACTGAGAAGAATGAACCTCTGAAGTCTATTATACCTAAGTCAACTAAACCATTAAAACCAATAAAACCTTACAAACGTCGTAAAAAATAGTATAAATAAACGTATGAGTAATATCTTTGATACCCTATCAAGAGAAGCATTTCGTGCAGGAGTAAACCCTCGTACTGATGAATCACGTAAGTGGTTTCGTCAACGTGCAAGAGATTTACGCGGAATTAATCGTAAAGACTTAATGGACGAGCAACCTATCGAAAAGAGTGGGAAAGAAATTATTGGTTCTATGCAGATGTTTTTCTATGACCCAAAGACAAAGGCAACCTTACCTTATTACGATAAGTTTCCTTTGGTTGTCGTAGTTGGTCCTGCCGAAAAAGGTTTCTACGGATTAAATCTTCACTACCTTCCTCCTATACTAAGGGCAAAGATGTTAGACTCATTAATGGAAGTTGCTACAAGTAAGAAGTCACCTAACGCAAAGTTTGATATTACGTATGAAAGACTCAAAGGGATGAGTAGTATGAGATATTTTAAACCTTGCTTTAAGCATTATCTTACTGCTCACGTAAAAAGTCAATTCGCTAGAGTTCCTGCGCCGGAGTGGGAAATAGCAACATTCCTTCCGATAGCACAGTTTGAGAAAATACCTAATGCTCTTACTGCGTATAAAGATTCAAGAAAAATGTTAAGTGGTTAAATAAATGGCAATAAGAATAGATGATTTTCTTTCAGAGGTCGCTTCTGGTGGCGGCATGGCAATGGGTAATTTGTTTAAGGTTAGGTTGCCTGACCTAACTAGATTTGGTGGACCAAGTGGTAGGAAAATGGAATTACTTTGTACAGACTGCTCTCTCCCTAATAGACAAATATTAACTGCAGAGAAACGTTCAGGATTTGAAGTACGAAAGGTTGGTTACGGATATACATCTGGAGATGTAACACTTCAATTTCATCTACTCAATGACTTTGGGGCAAGACACTATTTTGAAACTTGGCAAGACCTTATCGTTAATCAACAATCAAAAAATATGGGATACCATAACGAATATACAGACGATGTCGTTATACAACAACTTAGAAAAGGTGTTTCGTTTCCAGTAGCAAGAAAAAAACTTTTTGATGCGGGTAAAATACCTTCAAGCATAAGGGGAAGACTTCCGAGACTTGGTCCGCTAGATTTTGCTCAAGGAGAGTTTGACCTAGATGCTGTTACACCTGATGATGTAATCTATGAATGTAAATTACTAGACGCATTTCCTACGTCTATGACAGAAATTTCTTTAAGCGCAGATACTGGATTACTTAAAGTACAGGTCATATTATCATATACTAACTGGGAATCAAAAAGAAAAGATATAAAAACAAGTCAACTCGGAGAAGCATTAGTCGGAGGAGCAGTACAGTTTGTACGAGGACTATTTTAATTTCACTATAAATAACTTATATTATAAACACGGAGAATAAATAATATTATGGCACTACCAATTTTAAATGATACAATTAAGCATGAAATAACAATGCCTTCATCAAAGAAGAAATATACATATAGACCTTATCTCGTAAAAGAAGAAAAGGTTTTATTACAGGCATTTGAAAGTAATAATGAAAAAACTGCTATGACAGCGATGGTTGATACTGTTGTTGCTTGTATTAATGAGCATATTAACCCTTCTTTATTGACAACATATGATGTAGAATATCTATTCGCAAATATACGAGCGAAGTCTGTTGGGGAAACTTCAAACCTAGACGCTAAATGTGACGGGGAAGAATGTGATGGAACAACAGAAGTTACAATTGATGTATCATCTGCAGAAGTTTTATCAAAAAAAGAAATAAGCAATATCATTAAACTTACTGATGAAATAAATATAGAACTTAAGCATCCATCCTATACTGCCTTCTTAAAAAACTATGAAGACGGATTATCTGAACAAGAGTATGGAATGAAGATGATAGAAGAATGTGTTTTATCGGTTAATACACAAGATGAAAGAATAACAGAGTGGACGAAACAAGAAATGGGAGTCTTTATTGATTCTATGACAAGTAAACAATTTGCTTCTGTAGGAGAGTATCTAGAACATACACCTAAACTTACTAAAGAAATTGGTTGGGATTGTATTAAATGTGGAAAAGCAAACAAACTAACTTTGGAGGGTCTTTCTGATTTTTTTTAGTGTGCCTCTCACACGACAGTTTGATAAATCACTTTCAAACTAATTTTGCGTTGATGCAACACCATAAGTATTCTCTCGAAGATTTAAACAATATGATTCCTTGGGAAAGAGAAGTTTACTTAATGTTACTAAAAGAACATCTCGAGAAAGAAGAAGAAGAGAATAGAAAAAATAATCTATAGGTAAAGAAATGAACGAAGAGTACGAAAAATCGCTACAAGACATTACTAAAAAACTCAAGGATTCAAACCGAGAGAAAGAACGTTTTGCAAAAATTGCTGCGCAGACACGCGAACAGCAAAATGAAGAGGGTATTCTTGTCGCACATGCTACTGGAGAAAAAACTGTAGGTGCTGTTAATGAAGTAAGAGATGAGACAGTTAAAACTAATTCTTTGTTCACAAAATACTTTGATAAATTAAAATCTCAAGAAGGACTTCAGCAAGAAAGAGACCGTGAGTTAAAAGATGCCATTAGTAAAATAGGTGCTGGTGCTGGCGGTAAAGATACAAAAAAAGGGGAAGAAGAAGTAAAAGAAAGTTTTCTTGGGAAAAAAGGTTTTCTATTTAGATTTGCAGCATTTATAGGAGGTCTTTTTGCTGTTAGAAATATAACTTTTCTTTTTAAAGCATTAAAAGGTGCGGTTGTAGGATATTTTAAAGGGCAATTTAAATTATTTAAAAAATTAATTTTTAAACCCTTTAGAGCATTTGGTAAAGGTATAATTAAATCTCTGGGTAAAGTAGGAAGAGCATTAGGTCTCGGAAAGATAATGGACGCTGCCACAGGGTTTGGGTCAAAAATAAAAAATACTTTTAAAAGTGCGGGAGGATTTATAGCAAAACCTTTTGCGGCACTAGCAGATGTAGCAAAAGGAGCAAGTAAAAATGCTGATGCTATCATAAAAAGTTTTGATAGAACTGCGAACTTGACTAAAAATAATACAAAAGTAGTCAAAGGTTTATTCGGTGGAACTAAAACTGTAAGTACTGCTGTAACTAGCGTTGGGCAAATGAAAGCATTTAAAGGTGCTGGTCTTGGAACGAAAGCATTAGTCAAAGGGAAACAATTTGGTAATGCTATTAAGGGAGGATTAGCGAGTGTTAAGGACATACCAAAACCTAAAGGAATACTGAAGTTCTTCAAGTTCTTTAGTAAAATGTTAAAGGGTGTTCCTGTCTTAGGACAAATCCTTACAATATTAGATGGGGTCATAGGTGCATTCAAGGGGTTCTTTGCGTTTAAAGATGAAGGTGCTTTGATGGGAATATTTGGTGCGAGTACAGGGTTTATAAGAGGGATTTTGGTAGGAACTATTGGATTTTTTGGAGACCTTGCTATCAAGGGAATTTCATTCCTACTAAGGAAAATAGGATTAGGTTTTATATCTGATTTACTAGATAAGTTTAGTTTAACTGATATGATCAACAACTTCTTTGATGGGGTAATGAATACTGTAGGAACCTTTATTATGAACATAAAGGATGCTTTTAAAAATGGGTTTAAAAAAGGTATAGTAATTCTAGGATTAAAACTTACGAATTTGGTGGATAATTTAATTAAGTTTCCTAAAGCAATACTTGCGGGTGGTATAGCAGCACTAGGTGCACTATTGCCTGGAGGTAAAACTCCGAAAGAAGCATTTGCTGAAGGTTTCAACAAATCAATGCAAAAAAGTGCTGATGCTCAAGAAGCACGAAATTCTATGATAAAAGCACTAGGTGGAAAAGATGCTGAAGGGATTGCGGCAGAGCGTGAGGCGCTGAGAGAATCAAACAAGAAAAAACGTGAAGACAGAAAAAAGAAAAACGCAGACGAAAAAGAAGAAAATAGATTACGAAAATTAAAAAAAGAAGAAAACGAAAGATTATTAAAACAGCAGCAACAAAATGGAGCGATGTTAAACTCTCAAGGAAATGGTTCTGATGCGGGAACAACAGTAGTTGATGCTTCTTCTAGGACAGGCGGCAATATTGTTAATAATAATCAGCAGGTCACTAATAATTATTATGGAGGCGGTAATAATGTTGGGGCACAAAATAGTGGCGGATATGCTTCTAGCGCATATGGGTTAGGATAAAAAAAAAGGGAGACCCGAAAGTCTCCCCTGCCTTTTTTACGTGGGTTTAAGGGGAAATCCCCTCCCTAATTATTCGGGGATACCAATGGTAAAGGCGGACATCTTTTAATCCTCTGCCGCGA